CCTAAATATATAGGTTTGAATGCGTCTCTATTTTTGATTGCTACAAAACGCCTAGTATCTGATGTCAGCTGTGATGTGAATGTACTAATTGTGCTCGTAACGCTTGCTACAGACACTTTCCACTCCAGTGGATTGCTAATATTTGCTGCGATAGACGCGATATTTTCAGAATCCGCCCCCCCGATGGATACCGGCAAGGGGTACGATTGACTGACGTAATTACCCGCATCGTCGGCCATTAACCGAGGTGTTGACGGTGATGGAATGCCCTGTGCATAGGCGGTACAAGCAAAAAGAACGAGAAACAAAACAAGAAACTTTTTCATAAAAAACTCCTTAATTTGATATAACCGTGTACACTTCGCCTGTGGACTTTGCGTACAGAGAGCCAACAACGGCACCATCAGCTAATGCCGCGGCGTTATCAGCGTACACGGGCAATTTAGCGTTTGTACCGTCGGCAAGCAGTGCAAGTAGCAGATTCGCCTTTAATTCGGCAAAAAATGGTAAGTCTATCTCACTGCCGGGTGCGTTTGTAACAATAGAATCCAGTTCGGTAGTGTCCATGTTATTTTACTCCTCAATCAATATATTATCAATGTCAAAAACCATTTCTGTCCAGCCTACAAGCGGGAAGTTATCAGCGTCTCCAAGTTCGTTATCGACTAAAATCGTTGTACTAACTAAATCACCAAGTTCGTACATTTCTTCATAAATTTCCCATTTGTCAACATTGTACCGCACTTTATAAAGCGTATCAGCATCGAATGTACAAATATGCGTGTACGACTCGCCCGATACAGCTGCTAGTCTTATCCCGGAATCAAAATTCCAGTCGATAAAAAATAAAATATCGTTAGCGGCCGCCATTGTCGTTTCAAAGGTTCCCTCTGTTAGCCGGTAAAATCTCTTGTCGTTTTGATTTTCTACATTGACAAGTGTACCGTAACGAGGTGCAAGAGAGGAGGTGGGCGACATCAATACAGAGCGGTACACTTCACTTAACGGTAATTTTACTCCACCCACAATAACAGTCCATTTTTTTTCGTCGTCATCATAAATCAAATACGCAAGCGTTTTGGCTTCAAATAGCTCAATCGGTGAAGATTGTGTTTTAACAACTTCTTGGATCGAAATGTAAGCGGTAACCTCAACTCCCGAAGGCGCCCCAAATTTAAAAAGTCTAAAATCGCCCAAGCCGTCAGTTTTCATTAAAAAAGTATTATCTGCTATTTGGTAAGGCTCTCTGACAGCAGAAGTTAGTACAATATCAACTTTTCCCGTGTCAAGCTCTGTACCCTCAACTTTAATTTCAAAGTCGTACACGTCATCTTTAGCCATCAAGCCAAAATTCAAAGCGTTATTATAGCCGTCAATGCGTTGCCAAGCGTCTGTACCGACTCTGCCAAGTACCCTGCCATTGTCAAGCGCATTAGAGCCATTCGCACGTGCCAACCCGTCAGGTTCCCCCGCAACAGTGCCACTTATAAAGTCTGCTCTCTGTGCATAAAGTTGGTGATTTGTTACCAAGTTTTCGGTACAAACATATTTAAGCGAAATAACGGTATCAGGCTTAATCTTGAGTGATTGAATCTCGATATTTGAATCATTAAGAATTTTCATTGTAAGAGTACCTCCGCCCCGATATTATCGCAAGTGAAGTTAAGCGTCAAAGCAGTATCGCGAAAGAAACTATAGCTTCTCTTTTGACCACCCGTCTCCGCTGCCGTGGCAATTAAGTCGCCTTTTGCAGGCAAAGCCGGTGATAATGCTACTTTCAGACTTGCGGATAGAAGATATATTGTACCGCTTGGTTTGCCGTCTACACCGAACATAATCCCGGCAGTTGATATTTTCATCTGTGCCGTAATATCGCCAATCTGCAGCTCATCTTCAACTCGGGGTACAGTTATCACCCCGTTAAAGCTGTCTAAAGTGATGTTTTTTTTGTACGGAGTAAGTTCAGCAAGGGCAGAGTACATAATTTCTGTACCGTCAACCGTTACGCTTCGGCTTATCGACGGCGATTTTAAGCGCGTCCAAGTCTGTGCAAAACTGACCATTTCAATCGGCGACAAGTCTATAAGCCTTTCATATACAGTGGTTCCGCTCGCGTACGTTAGTCTAATACGGTTGGGTAGCGGTATTGAGTCGATTATTAAAAGTCCGTCTTCTGCCGTTTCGGTTTTTATGATAGAATAATCTATAAATTTACCTGTGCCGGGATTGTACTCTCCGTAAGCCACAGAAACGCTAACAGATCCGCCAATAATAGCCCCTGTTTCGTCCGCAATAGGCACGGAAAAATATCCATCTGCGTACGAGCCTCTTATCTGTGTACCAGTTTCTTTAACGCCTAAAAAGCCGCAAACTAGCATCATACGTACATCAACACAGACTACATCGCCAATCGCAAAATCGGCAAAGGTAAGCCCCAAGTTATGGTACATACCACAGAGATAATTTTTATCGTCGATTTTGACGTTAAAAGCACTCTCGCCGACCGATGTTATTGTACCTGCTTTATATATCTGCTTTTCTTTTCCCGCTTGCTTAGCTATAATAGCGGCCATACTTCGCCACATCGACTGTCGTAAGTCTTCGGCTACCGCTGTACTAAGCGGAAACGATAGTACCCCGTTAAGCGGCATTTCTAGCGGGTAGATACCGTACAATTCTCCGACTTGGATTATATTTACCTCCGATTTTTCGGGTAATTCAAAGTGGGGTAAAAGATTGTAGGCGGTTATGTACTTGCCGCCCAGCTTAGCGATTGCGATGTACCGACCGTCATCAAGTTTTGATGATACTTTCCCGTATGTTGTGATCACAGTAAACTCACCTCTGAAAGCCAAGTTTGAGCGTTTCCGTGTGCAAAGTGATGCTGCAGACGGTTTACTTTCGCTGTTGCCGAAGTGATACCAAGTCTCACACTAGAAAAACTTATTAAATCGCCAACTTGCAAAAATGGATTTAAAACCATCTGTACCGAGACCCTGCCCCTTAACCCCACAGATAATAAAGCTTCTGCGGCCGCAACGTTAGATTCAATCGGTAATTCGGGGTCGCCATATGTTGTACTGTACCTTAAAACGCCCCTTGCGGCTACGTCTGCCGCATCTTGTACAACCTGCGTTACTAATTCGCCGTCGTCGTCTAAGCCCCAAACTGTGATTGTGTTAAAAGTGCTTTGTGCACCGACTGAACGCGTTATACTTCCAGTATTATTGTCTGAAACAGTGAATACCGCTGGGGTTTCAACTTCTTCGCCTGACTGATTATCTATTTTTAATCCTCCGGCTGTACGCTCTTCAACAATCGCGGTACCGAGCGTTATAGTGTTTATCAGCTCGCCGATTGAAGTTTCTTGCGCCCCGCCGTATGGTTTGTCCGACAACATCATAACAAGCCCCTGTGTCTTTGAAAAACTACCGGTTGATTTTAACGCATCGTTAATCGCTCTGAAAGCAGTTAAGCGGTTAGGCGCGTTGTACGATTTGTTTAAAATACTGACAGACGCAGGACGGCAACTTAAAGATATTGCGCCGCCCGATGCGCCTTGCGACTCTGAATAGCTTTCTATTGTACCGGTGAATACATCGACATCATAGCTAGAAGTGCCGATCATCATACTTATCGTGATTGTCAAAATCTTATTTGAAGGGCGCAAAAGGTCTTGGTAAGTCGTTTGACTGATGCCCCACTTATCAGTATCACGTACCGTAAGCATAGCATTCCCGGAGCCATTTATGTTCGCTGAAATTTGAAAGTTAACAACTTCGCCGATCGGAATATCTTGTACACCGTCGTTTATCTTCGCTGTCGCTGAATAGCTTATCGGGCGGTTCTCGACAAAAACACCGTCAATATTTGAACGGCCAAAGTCGACAGATACGGGAAAGTGGTTAAGCTTTAAGCCCGCAAGAGCGCCACCAACGCGCATTACACCGCCTACACCGCCGATTATCATTACAGCACCTCATTTATAAATGTTATCTCAAATGCTGCGTTGGTGCTGTTCTCGGTTACTTTTGTAGCTGATATAAGTACAACACAAACAGTGAACCGTCTGCCACGGTGCACAAGCAACCACTCGTTGTATTCGCTGTTACAGATGTTTTCAAGCTTTTTAAAATCTTCATTCTGTAAAATTCTTTGGAACCGGGCTTGTTTGCCTGCGATTGTACGATTAAAAACGCTGACTTGTGCCCCGCCGCTTATAGTCGTTGAAATTGATACGGTTTTTGTAACTGTTAAATCAAGCGGTACCCCGCTTATAAGCAGTTTATAAGCCTCTATATCCGATAAGTTGGTGATGTACGCAGGTAACGGCGAAATTGAAAACATAGTACCCCCTTAGCGTGCAGTTGTGATAGCCATTATCGGCGGTATTGCTTGTCCTGACATAGTTTGTACCATAAAGTTAAACAAGAATTCACCCAAGTTTTGAAATTCTGCCGGCCAATTAACAGCACGGCCGACTTCGATAAGCCGTTCTTGTGCCGTCTTTTGAGCGTCTTTTGTAGCTCTATCTGCTAAACCCGTGCTTATCTTGTCTGTACTGAATTCGCTATTTATCCTGTCGTTCAACACTTGCTGGTATTGTGCTGCAAACTTGTCAATTTTCGAATCGTCTAAAATTAGTTCCGGCCTCACTTCAAACTTCATAGCGCCTTCGTCGCCGCCAAAAGATGGGAGCCACTGTACAATTCTGTCGTACACTCGCTCAAAGGCTGCGGGAATTGTTGCGATTGAGTCGATAACAAGAGACACAGCGTCACCGATTTTTGTTAAAACTTCTAAAACAACTTCAAACATATCGACAATAGTCCAAATGAATGTTTTAGATATTATTTCTAAATCTGTAACCCAGCCCGGCATTTCTGCTGTGATTAAGGCTATTGTAGCCTTGAATTTATCAACAATATTCTGTGTGTTGATGTACTGTGCAAAGTCGATGTTCGATAAATAATCGGTAAAATCTTCAAAGCCAGTTTTAATGTCGTCCCAAGAAAACTCATCGTACAATTTGTTAATCTCGACAAAAAGCTTGTCAACAAACTTCGTAACGCTAGTCGCATCAAAAGTTCTGATGAAGTCAACTACGTCATCTTTTAATTCTGAAAAGAACCTTTCAAGCTCCGGACTTGCGTTGATAGCGTCACCTATCTTTATTTTAAACCGCTCCCACTGCTCCGACAATGCACCGATTTTGTCGGCGACATTAAAGCCGGTTTCGCCGTACTGTCGGGTTGCATCCGTGATTTTGCCGAGCATTGTTGAAACAGTTTCGCCCTTATCAATGATTAAGCCCATATCTGCGAGCGTAGAGAATCTACCCTTTTGCAATGCCGTAATCATTCTATCAGCCATTGCCTCGAAGTCTTCGCCTGTGGCCTCTGTACGCCTTTTTACAAAAGTAAAAATTGTTTCTAACTCTTCAACGTCGAATCCCGCCGCTATACCTTTTGACGATAAAGCGATTGTGTCGTTCATAGATATTACATTGTCTGTAACATCTTCTAGGATCCTCTTGACTGCCTCGCCATCAACGCCCCAACTTTTCGCAAGATTCGTGAACTGATTTTGCATTTCGCGAAAGTCTCCGCCGATAACGGCTAAATCAACAAGTCCGGTTAATGCACCTTGCGCCAAATTCGCTGCGGTAGATAAGCCGGCAAAAGCAACATCAGCAATGCTTTTCATTGCCGTCAAGCCCTTGCCGACTATGTTTAAAGCTGAATCCAGGCCTAGCAGTGTACTAGAATATTTGTCAACCGCGTTTAAAATAATATTTATAGTGCTTGAACCGGCCATTTATTTTTTCTCGCTTTCGTTTATTCTGTACGCTATTCTTAGCTTTAAATCTGTTAAGCCTCTGTTAATGACGGTTTGTACCGCCACACCGTCATTCTCTGCGATTGCAACGGCGAGCCTCAGGAATTCATTTTCCTGAAGCTCTGCAATCAGTTTTTTATTTCGTCGTCCGAAATTGTGGGCGCGAAAGTCGCGTTAATAGCCGCAAGTATCTCTTGAAAGACAACGGGATTTTTTGATAATTTGCAAGCATCGTTGTACGGCATAACTAAGTACTCGGCTACAAGAGCTGTTTGAAACTTATCGCCGTGTACCTGTCTTAACTCAATAAGCTTGGAAAAATCTACGGCGTACAGCGTGACAGAGCCGCCAAGAGATTTAATGTAAACCTCTTTCTTGTCTTCAACTGCACCGCGCTTAACGATTTCTTCGATTGATAATATTTTATCCTTTTTACCCATAAGAACCCCTTAAATTTCGTCTGAACGTGACGGCATATCACCGCAAGATCCGGATACGCTAATCTTGTTAAACGCACCAACATCAACGCTTAAATCGGGTACGATTGTACCGACCGTCTGCATATAAAAGCCATTCGGCCATGTACACCTTATCCCGCAATGCCCTTCGCGTTTGTACACGTTGTCAAGTGCTTTTGTGTCGCTCGCAAGCTGTTCATAAGAAAAGGTCCACCCGCTGATGCTTGATGTACTGTACGAACCGCTAAAAGTCTCTTCTGTTTGCGAAGATGAAGAAGCAGTTATTTTAAAGCTTTTGCCAGTTGGTATTTCAGACAGAACCGTATCTAATGTGTACCCGGTGAACTTAACAGGGCGGGTTTTGCCGTCCGTATGACAAGCTAAAAGAGCGTCTGGCAGGATAACACCGCCGATATTCGGTAAAATATGATAGTCTAATCCTGCGAATTCTCTATCAGTGACTTCAATGTCTGAGTTTACAACAATCGCCGAAGTTGAGCCAGAAAGCTGTACATAGCCAAGAAGAATGTCGGTCGCCCCGATAAGAGGCTTTTCGCCCGCGCCTGCACCGTAAGTTGTTGCAAGACTGGCTCCGTCCGTACCCTTACTTATGCTAAGTACACCCGCTTTGCTTGTTAAAATAGCAACCCAAGCCTTATTGGAGCCGGTAGGACGCACATTGAATTCAAGAGTTGCTGCAGTCACGGGAACTTGAGCGCCGTCAACAAGAATAATTCCGCCGGACACATCAACCTTGTCTACTGCAGCGTTCGGCGTGATGTCGCCACCCGCTAATACCCCGTCAATGTCGATTCTCGGCGCAACCTCGGGACGCATATTTATAAGCGTTTTGTTGGTGCCGAGTTTATAAACTCTGTTTGTGTACAATTTGCCTTTGTACGTGTACGAAGCTTGAAGTGTCATAGCTAAAGAATTTGATTTAACCCCTTCGCTTGTGTTCATCAATATCTTAGCATTTTTACCCGAAGTCGGAAAATTTGGAAATTGTGTACCCATTTTAAATCACCTTTCTGTCGATACTTTTATTTGTCTGAAACTGTGGAAATAGGGATAGTAGCACTTAATAGCAGTATTTCCCACTTCCACAATCGAGATTTCGGCGGGCGTCGTCGCTGATTCGTCCGCGAATTTTTCTATCGCTGCAAAAACAAGAGCTTCAAGTTTTTCGATTGTATTAAAACCCTTGTACAACCCGATTGTTGATTCTTCAGTCGCCGTGTCGTCATCCAATATTGCACAACCGATGCCGATGTTTCGTACATCAACGCCGGGTTGCGAGTGCTCTACATCGTTCATGTACAACGCTATCAACGGCATATCATCACGGCTAGGGGGGTTATCGGGGTCAATTTCAAAGAAATATAAAGGTTGCTTTGCGAAGTTTGTAGTACAAAATGTCGAAAGCGCCGTATCGCTTTTTATAGCTTTTAAAATTGCCTTGCATAAGTCGTAAGTAGTTGTATAAGCCATTTTCAGCCCCCAAGCCGTTCTAAAAAGAATTGTTCAAACATCGCCGACGGATTGTACATATCGTCTATTTTACTGATAACGGGCCTTGCAGGTCGCACCGGCCACCTTGTCAGTGGTACCCCGATTGCTCTGGTGTACCGCATCATAGCAAAAAAGTTGTTGCCATTGTTGTAGCCGCTAAAATCTAATCTTCCGGCCTCTTGCCAATTTGCGAACTTTTTATCCCAACCAAAACCGCGCTTTTCTGGTATCAAACCTATCTTAACCCACTGCCCGTCTTTTTCGTCGAGTTGATATTCCATCATCCGCCCTAATCTCCCACCCGGTACCGTACGTCTTTTACTAGCAAATTCAAGGTCATTTTTTTTGCCGGTAAACATTGCGGGGCGATTTTTTGCCGCCATATGCTGCACAACAAATCCTGTCAACGGATGTTTACTTTGCGGCGCGAAATTGTTTTCGCCGTCTCTAAAAAATTGCTTGATTTTTTTCGTCGTCTCAGAACCGGTCTTAGCAAGAGAGCGACGCAATGCGCGAGCAAAAACATCCTGCGCGGGCTTTTTGTACCCTCTGTTCACAAGCTGCATAGCAAGCGCAACGGCAAATTCGTCGGATCCAGTGATTTCTATGTCGTGCGAAAGTGTCATGGCTTACTCTTTTCTTCTGACTCAACTTGAAGCGTCCAAGCTCCGAACTCAAGACTAACGCGGTTAAGCACTGTGTACACAGCCGTGTCGGTTTCGATTTTGTCGTTTCGCTGTGGAAGAGCTATATCTTCAAAGCGTACAACTACGGTGCTGTAATCTGCACGTCCGTACTCTGTACCAACCTCCGCTTTGTTTTGTACAATGCACTTAAGCCCGGTTACTTTTGTTTTCGTTGCAAAGTCGGTATAACTGCAAGTTTCGGCGAACTCATCAGAATTAAAAAACACGGAAGTTAAATCAATATTCATTTGTGTTTTTAAGCTCATCGAAAAACTCCCGTGTTTTTATTTGTGATTTTAACCAAGCCTGCTCGATAGTGTACGATACTTCCGAGGCGGTACGATAAGGTTCGCCCGCCCACAAGCTGTACCCCCCGTAAAAAACAGGGTCGTAGAAGTCGAGCAAGCTATGTTTTGTCATCGCAATTTGATTTTAACAGTTTTTGCCGAGCTGTTGGCCGCTTCGACTACATTACCTGCAATAGAAGCTATTTGAGCTGTTGTTGTTCCAGAGTTGATGGCAACAAGCGAAGCCTTGCCCGAAGTTATAGATACGGGGTCACCAAGGTTATACCGCGTAGTCTCCGCTGCCGTTGCTTTCGGTATTTCGTACACTCCGGAAACATCAAGTACACAAACTGCACCGGTTTTGGCGTCGTCAAGAGCGATACCGCCGAAATTTGAGCCGAGAGTAACGTACTCCCCGGCTCTGATGTCGGCTTGAGCAATTATTTTAATTGTTTTTCCTTCGGAAATTTTGTTATCCATTTTTATTGTACCTTTCAAATTAAGTATGGGCGCCCTGTTAGAACGCCCGAAAAGTTAATCACGCGCCGGGGTTACAGAACATTCCGCGATAATCAAGAGCTTTTGCAGCATAGTCAATGTACGCTAAATATGTACGTCCCAAGATGCTGCCATCGTTGTCGATAGCCTCGATTGTCGGTGTGTCTTTACCGTTCAAGAAAGCCACTTCTACTGTGTCAATGTTATCCGCAACCAAGAACCATTTTTTGCCCGGGATATGCCCGCTGATAACGGGAACCAAGCCCATATTTCTGTACGGGTTAAAGTCTGCGTTACTTGAAGCAGTGGCATCAGTTGTTGAATTGCAAAGTATAGACGCGGCCACAAGATTTTCAAAACCACCGAGAATGTACCGACCCATCAAACTAAGAGCCATCCCGCCGTCGCTCTTTTGGTTGCCAATGGCGGCCATAGCGACAGAAAGTTTGGTACTGTCTACAATGCCTTTTGAAGACCCTTCCAAGTTGCCGTGGTCAGAGTGGAATAGTTTTACGCCGTCAGCAAGGTCTTCGTTGTCGATAAGTACACCGTAAGCGGCGGCCTCAATCTGATTAGCAGCTCTTTGCCCGAACGCAAAAAACATTCTATTAAAAAGTCCTGCATCGTCGTTGATAAGTGCTTGTCGTGTGATAACAAGTTTACGTGCATAAGTTTTAAGCGTTATTGATTCGCCTCGGTCGCCGATGACACCCTGTTGTACCTCTTCGCCCGATTCGTTAAGCAGCATTTCGGGAGCGTCGCCCAAAGCTACTCGTGACGCTGTTTTGAAGTCGGGCAACATTCCAGTTTTTGCCCAGATTCTGTAAGTTTGCTGTCCGGCTTGGTACCCCTGCATTACCGATTTGTTAGCAACATTCGCTAAGATGTTGGGGAAGTCTGATGTAGAAAGGGCACGTTTCATAATTTCTTCGCGACCCATGTAAGACGTGTCGATATTTGAAGCACGCAAGCAGTTTCTAGCGATATTTTCAAAGCTCAAAGTTGAATAGTCTTTAGCACCGGGCGCGGGATTCGCAAGCTTGATACCGCTTCTAATCAATATTCCGTCGACTGCTGCAGCTCTTTTTTTCTCGATGTCTTCTGTACCGACTTCGACACGTGAAGCAGTTGACAAGGGTACAGTTCTAGCTTGAATTGCATCAAGAATAGCGTCTTGCACCTGTTCTACACTAGCGCCGGAGCGAATAAATTCAGCTGCTTTGTCGGCACAACCGTGCTTTGTGCAAAGCTCTGATATTTTTGCGCTTCTGATAGTGACCTCTTTGATACCGTCTTTTGCCGGATTGTCGGTTGTTACCGTACCTTCGGCGCGTTCTTTGATTTCTGCTGGCATTGATTTTTCCTCCGTTATTTTTTCTGCGGCATCACGCGCCGCGCGTTCACTAACCTGTACGTTTTCATTTCTTGCTTTTGCACCTGAGTCGGCACCTATGGCAACTAGCGAGAATTCTTGTAATGCCCATTTTGTGGTTAAATATAATTCGCCGTTGTACTCTTTGCCGTTTTTAACAAAGCTTTCGCCCTCCGGGATGTACACGGTTTCTACTTGTCTGTACCCAACTGAACCGCTGTCTAAATGCCCTTCACGGATTTTTAAAAGTGCTTCTTGTGCGTCTTTCGACTTAGAGAAGTACAGACGCCCAATAACTTTACCATCTCCAATTTTAAAGTCGCGTACAGAGCCTAAAATGTTTTTAACCGTGCCCCTGTCGTGACTGTCAATAAGCGGAATCTGCTTATTTTCGGGTATAATGACGCCATCTGACATAATAATTTCATTGACTAATCCAAAGCGGATGAAGTCAAATATTAGAGCCGGTCGTTCTGTTGATAGCGTGAACTCTACACTATCGTCAGCCTCTCTAAAGCTTTGCGGGGTGTACAAAATCTGTGCACGTGTAACAAAATTCTTATCTGCCATTTTCCTCTTCTCCGTTTTTAGTTAATTCAGGTTTCAATCCCGCCGCCGCAAATAGTTCATTCTCGTACTTTCGAGTTTGTACGACTTCTTCAATGTCTCTACCCTGCGTTTCGCAAAACTCTGTGAGCGTATTAACGCCCATTTCAATTTCTTCTTTAGCCGCTTTTGCGTCTTTTAACGGATCCACCCACTCGGTCTTCGGACGGCTCCAACTGCATCTTAAGAAGTGGTGCGGGTTCTCATCGTACCCCGGCATTACAAGCGGGGGTTTCCCAAAACTTTGTTCAAACTCAATAAACCATCGGTAGATTTGAGAGTACAATTTTTCCTCGAAAATCGCAAAAGTGTACCGCATCATCGCCCGCTCAAAAAGTAACATCTGTCTTGTACCGCTGAAATTAGTCTGCGAACCGTCGTTTGACACTGCTTCGTAGCTCATCCCAGCGCCAACACTGGCACTTCTAAGCTCTGCACGCAAAAACGGTTCGTACTGTGCCGTAGGCGATTCGGGTTTAACCGATGTTATTTTTTCGCCGGGGCGCATATAGTGTACACCGCCGGGTGTGACGTAGTCGTATTCTCGACCCTGCTCGTCCGTGCCCTCCGGCGTCGTACCGAAAAAGTCATCGGGGAATTCCGTTTCAACAAAGATACCAAAACCTAAAGCTGTTCTTGCCAAGCTCATTGTATCAGAACGAAACTTGCCGATATTATGAAAGTTAAGTACACAAGAAACAAGCCTACTGATGCCGCCTACACTTGATGCCCTGTCGCGGTCGTACAAGTCTATTATTTCTGATGCCGGTACTCTGACGCTTTGTACGTCTTTCTCAGACGGGAAACGGCTTTTAATCCAGTAAGCCACTGGTTTGTTGTACTCGTCAAGCTCTTTCCCGCCAACAATCCTAACGTTCGTCGTGTCAGAATCCTTGTTTGTATCGAGCCTATCAATTTCAATCGGTTCAAGTAAGAGCTTGCCTTTTTTGACAATTCTGCGTACCAAAATTCCGCCATCGATGAAGAAAGTTGACGCACATAACCGCTGCAGCTGGTACACGCTGTCGCCATTGGCACAAGCTGATAACGCCCACGGCTCCCAACGCTTTAGGATTTCGCTATTGAGTTTAACGTTAAAGTCAAAATTGCCTGAATTTTTGTTTTTTAATATTTTTGGACGCGGCCAGCTGCCTTCGCCAATAAGCCCGGCGGTAAAACGGCGTACCATACCCGCGACATGTGAATTGTCTCTAACAAGCTGTCTGACTCTGTCTGTAACGGTCTGCCAACTCTCCTGAATCTCTTGTGCACCTGATGTTTGACGTGCACTGAACTTTCGGTTAATACCGCTTGTTTTCGCGGCTTCGTATGCACGCAATATTTGATGATTTTTGACATAGTCGCGGGCGGTCGAGGGGCTTATAAGTGCTATCGTCTTTGTAATTATCGATGTGATTTTGTCGTACATAGTCTTTAGCCCCCCAATAGCGGCGATTTAACAAGACCGCCCGATGTACTCGTACACCTAGCTATTCTTGCTTCAATTCTAGCTATTTGAGTTTCTATATCGTCGAGATTAGCACGCGTAAGGCTCCTGCCCGCAACGCTGTACGATTGTGCCCCCGTTAATATCGCGTCTCGCGCGGAACGGTACATAGCTAAGTCGGCGTTAAGTTGTGTGAGATTTGCCATTTTTTTTCGTCCTTTTCTTTTTTATAACACGTTTTTCAGTTTTGTCAAAACTTTTTGTTGTTTTTACAGTTTCTTTTGTATTTTCGCAACAAACTGCTTTAAAAGTCGCTCCGCAAAGGTTGCACTGGCAATAGCGGACATCGCCGGACGTTGAGGTTACTTTTACATCGCCGACTCCACCGATGTACGTGCAAACAGGGCAAGTAGTCGCACCGCGAACATAATGTACCGTTTTGTCGAGCAAAGATAATATTTTACGCACAATAAGAAGTCTTTTGTTTGTCATTTTTAATTCTCCAAATACGGGTTCGGGCGCTGTTCTTGGCGCGGTCTTGGTGCTTTTGGTTTAATAACTTGCGACTTGAGCTGTCTCTTGCGTTCAAGTGCTACGCCGCCCCAAAATTCGTTATCAGCGGCCGCCAAGCACATAACTTCACAGTCGAGTAAGTGGTTATCGCGTCGTACAACGTGCCATTTGGTACCGCCACCGCGCTCTCTGCGCTTTTCTTCTGCGGTGAT